GGCATCTGCAGAGCACATCATAAACGGGTATCTGGGCGGCATGTCAACATTTGCATCAAATATCATGAAGACGCTTCATGCGGCCATTGATGAAGATGTGGATCTGGAGTTGTATAATCTCCCTATTGCCGGACGTTTTGTACGCCAGGCATACTATAAGGAGGGCTATAATACATGGTATGAAGTATCCGATATGGTAAAGGATATACAGGCCATGGAGAGGGCGCTCTACAGGGAAAAGGACTGGGACGGATACCGGGCATTCAAACAGAACAGTTATAACACCGAACTGGTTGTGAGGTTCAATAATTATAATGACAGGGTAAAACAACTGCAAGAGGTAATTAAAAGTGGCAACCTTAGCACCCAGGAAGTAAGGAAGTACAGGAAAGAAGTGGATGAACTTATTGCAAAGGCTTCCAAAGAGTTTGAACTAATAATGGAACGATATGAAGAGAATTAAGGACATGAATGTCGTCCCCATGGGAATAAGGAGTGGGAGACCTGCTGTAACAACCAGCAGGTCCTTTCCCCGTTCCGACGGCGCGTTTGAGTTGCTGGAACATGCTGCACAATGTCATGAATCGCTGTACAAGTTACGTCGTAATGTACGCAGGGCAAGACGGTATTACCGTGGTGACCAGTGGAGTGATATAGTTGTTGTCAACGGCAAATCCATGACAGAAGCGGAATACATACAGAGCCAGGGTAAACCGGCACTCAAGCAGAATCTCATACGTCCGCCACTAAGAAATATCCTGGGGCAGTTCCGCAAGGCTCCTTACAAGTCTGTTGTTGTATCTGTGAATAGAGACGATCAGGCAGCATCCGAAATGATGTCGGTAGCGTTGGAATCAACCAATGAAATGAACCATGGTAAGGAAAGGGATGTGCGTAAATTGGAGGAGTTTCTCGTTGAAGGTACTGCCATATATCATACTTCATACACATACAACCGGAAAAGAAAGAAGTCAATACCTACATTTAAGGGAATAGAGTTGGAGCGGTTCTTCCAGACACCGTCTGCCAACGATATATGTGGGGAAGATGTTGACTTTATCGGTCATATTGTGGATTGCAGGATAGAGGAGGTAATAGAATCGTACGCCAAGACTAAAAGTGAGGAAAAAGAACTGGAAGATATATTTGCAACTGCCGCCAGAAGGGATTATTGGGGAGAGCAAGTAAAAGGCAAGTCTGCTGACAGTATCGTTTCCTTCCTTACCCCTGCCAATCCTACACTGTGCAGGATCTTTCACATTTGGAGACTGGAAGGCAGTTGGAAATTGTATGTACATGACAGTCTGGACGGCAGTTATGAGATATACGATATGTCCGAACTGAAAACCATTAAAGCAGAGAATGCAGAGCGTATGGCAATGGCAGCATCGCAGGGTGTTGAGGTTCCTCTGATAAGTGTAGAGAAAAAGTATGTAAGGGAGTGGATGTGTTACCATGTTACAGCCAATGGACACTGCCTGTTCAAAAGCAGTAATCCGTATGCTCACAATAGCCACCCTTACATAGTGAAGTTTTATCCTATGCTCAACAATGAGGTTTGGAGCCTTGTTGATGATATGATTGACCAGCAGTGGATGATAAACAGGATGGTTATCCTTCAGGATTTCATCATATCAGCATCGGCAAAAGGTGTACTATTGGTACCGGAAGACTGCATTACAGACGACTTTACTCTGGAGGATATAGCAGAGGAGTGGACCAAATACAACAGCGTCATCAAAATCAAACTCAAACCTGGAATGAAGCCACCAGAGCAGATTGCCGCCAAAGCAATGCCTGTAGGGATCAATGACATGATTAACCTTCAGATGAAACTTCTGAGTGACATAGGAGGAGTGCATGATGCTATGCAGGGAAAGACTGCAGCCAGCAACACTCCGGCCGGGTTGTACCAGCAGGAGGCTATGAACGCACAGATGAACATCATAGACTACCTGGAGAGTTATGCTTCATTCCTGCAGGAAAGGGACTATAAAATACTGCAGTTGATAAAACAGTACTATACCGAGAAACAGTATATAGCCCTTACCGGAAAGGCATACAGCAAGGAAGCACATCAGTGGGATCCTGAAAAGATACGCAATATAGAATTTGAAAATAGGATATCCAGAAGTACCGATACGGCAACCATGCGCCTGTACATGGATGACACACTGAAATTCCTATTGGAAAGGAATCTTATTGGAGTGGAGATGTTCCTGGAGCATTCCTCACTGCCATTTGCAGACAAACTGCTGCAAACCATACAAAGGCAGAGGGAACAGTTGTCTCAAGGTCAGATTCCCGACGATGCTTCAATGCAGGCCTTGCAGCAAGGCATACAGCAGAATATCCCGGCATCAACACCGGAAGGACTGCAGAACGCCCGCAATTTGTACAACTTAGCAAGAGGAGGTTACAATGCAGCATAATAGCCCACATATCATATTGACAAGCCGCCCGATGATTTGGCGGCTGTCCTTCAAGTATGAGGACATATACAATATTGCCAGTGTTGAAACTGGATACGCAGACCAAAGGAATAATGAACCTGACGGAACAGAAGCGGTATTGATGGATGATGACAAGCCTATTTTCAATTATTACCTGTCTCTTGCAATATCAGACCTCACAGGGCTGCTGGCCCGAAGGCTTGACCCCAAATTCATAATGAAAGATGAAAACGGGGAAGAGATTACCAATAGTGGAATTGTTGAGGATAGCCAGAGTGTTACATATTATCTGGTAATGGATGAGAATCATGAATCGCATCTATGCTCTTCTCTGTACAGATACTGTACAGATTTTCTGGTCCAGCGTGTGCTGGAGCAGTGGAACAAGGTGCAGGGGTTATCGGACAATCCCAGAAAGGAAATCATCAAAGTGCTGGAGTTCCGTCGCAAGCCGGTGCGCAGGAAGATACGTAATTTCCTGTAATAGGGTAAAATAACCAAAACGACAGAATAATAACAACTTCATTTGTATAAAACTTATAGCCATGAAAAGTATAGCAGCAGGAGAGATAACCTTCCAATACGACATGTCAGACGCATTCAATAATGTGTCTCAGAAAACATCCTACAAGGCAAGACTTGTATCTGATGATTCAAAGATTAATGATGATTTGAGTATGTTGGATGACGACAAGAGCGCATTTGAAGCAAATCTTAGTATGATAATGGCTGATATCTATGAAAGATTGGTAAAACTAACATCCAGCGTTGATAAAGCATACTCTATCTCCGACATGGTTGTCACTATCAAAATACAAAACAACGCATCATACAACCCCAATGTTGTGGATGTTGTGGATGCAAGTATCTATAAATGCCTAGAGACTGGATCCATGAAAGAATGGTACTCAGTATGCGGCAAAACCGATTTTGAAGCAGAATACGCCATAAAGTACAACGATGCGTTGAAGCAGTTATCCAACAGGATATTCCAACTGAAAAAGAAAACCATCAAAAATATGCTTGGTGATATTCAACAGAATTAATTTTATATTCTCCTTTTTTAATACGAACAATATGTAGATTGTCCGCAAACGGTCCCTTCCGGGGCCGTTTGTTATTAGAAACTGGCCACACCTTTGGAAACCATCCTGTTCTTGCGGCTCTCCTGCACTGTCCTGGTAACAGGTATGAGTTTGGGAATGGATATGGTTGAGAAATCATAACATATATGACATCCTACAGCGGAAGTATCCTGAATATCATCCCTCTTTCCGCGCATGGCTTCTATCTGCCCCTTATCATTGATCTCAAGATACTCTGCTTCAACATAAGCATCCATACTATGCTCAATATACCCGCCATCGCGCACTTTCTCGTAATAAGTATCATAGGCCAGATATTTGGTATGCTTATTCATATTCCACCCAACTTTTTTGGTTGGTGGACCTCCGGCAGTATCAGGAGGAGCCTTGCGATAATATAGATTAGTATAGCCGGATTCTTCAAGTTTATTGAGTACAGTATATGTGTGTTCTCCCGAAGATACCCAGTTTTCCGAGGTCTTCTTGTCGCGGCTATCAATTGTATTGCTCTCTATAGCCAGCAGTGCATTACCGTAGAACTTAGCAATCTGCAGGGCCTTCCATGCAAGTATATCATGGTCTATATGCCCAACCCATACTGCAGCCCTCTCTACCGCACCGCCTTCCGACATGAGGGCCATACGGTCGAGTACGGTAATGACAGAATTGTCGGACTTGTAGTGTAACCCTCCCACATCTACAATAACCACAAAGCGATTGGTAACACGCTCCACTGCCGGATCTATAAAGTCGTCAGGCATTATCCATATCTTCAGGTTATCGGCCAATGATGAATCCTCTATCAGATGCAAGTTTCTTAAAGCCTTCTCCCCTATCATTGAATCCCCCTTGATATCCCCAATGAAAGCCGGCTCCCTTACACTTGAACGCAGCCTGTTCAGCATAACATCTGTAAAGTACTTCCCGGCAGAAGACTGGAAAGCCTCCATGTCTGTTGTAGGGAACTCCGACTTCATTTGGAAATCGGAATATTTTTTGGCCCTCTTATAGTTTTTATACCAGTTAATACCCTCAAGTGTAGCACCCTGATTCCACTGCCACCAGTCGTATGCAGTCATTGTGGCTATGAATTTCTCATAGTCCTTGATAGGTTTGCGGTACATCTTGATCTGCCACCATGCTACAAAGATAGGGCGCAGGCCATCCAGATTATTTTCCTTATTGTTCAGTGCTTCCAGATAATTTTCATGGAAAAATCCTCCCACACCCTTTGCTGTTGACTCCAGACATATGAATGTACCAGGAGTTTCCGGGACACATGAATATACGGACTGGGCCAAATCGTCCGGACTTCTCTCCTTCGTTTTTTTCCACACTCCTACCTCTGACATGTGCACCATGGAGACATCATCCGAACGTATGGCATCTGGATTTTCCGCTGAGAATATTCCAATGCGGCAACCTCTCTCCTCAATGATCCTTACATCCTTCAAACCCTCCCAGGATTTGATATTGAGTTTTGGATGATATGCAGGAAGGTGCTTGACCGCCCTGTTGTACATTCCACGAATATTGGTTGACTGCTGTTTGATTTTGGCGATGATAGCAGAATGCCAGTTGAGGTAGTGTCGCGTCTGTAGCCATAACATATACATCTCCGTAGCAGTTGAGCCACCCCACTGCCTCGCCTTTACAATAATCACTCGTATAGGAACCCCTTCCAGTCTTTGTCTCTCATACTCATGTATAAGGATTCTCTGCCCTGCGTTGAGAATAAAGGGTATTTGGCTTTTTGATTCTTTGTCCTGGATTGTCAGACACATGACTGCATAGAACTCAAAGTCATGGTCAAAACGTATATCGTTGAATTTTTCCTTTATCTCATCCCTGATCTTATCTGTATTCTCCAGTTCCAGCGCGGCCGATATCTTGGAAAGATTACCCTTGTACCTATTGACAATATAGATAAAAGGATCTGCAAACATACTTTCAGGTATCCAGTATTTGACGCCATCAAGAGTAATCTGGCGTCTTTCTACTGTACCTCCTTGCGGATCTCCTATTACAGGATCGTATTCACGGAAGTAATCAAGTTCCCTCCGCTTGTTTTCCGCAATGATACTATCTGCCTTGTTTGCTGTACTCCGCATTTACTTCCTCAATCAGTGCAATAAGTTTATGATATTTCAGAATCTTCTGATTCACAGTCTCTATTTTCTCTCTCAAAACATCTGACAACTCATTGCCGGATTCCTCCTCTACCTGTACCCACATCTTTTTGACGCCTTCGTAATGGCGTACTAGTTCCCTAAGGCTTGTGAGTATCTCGCGGTTGTTGGTGTAAAAGAATGTCCTGTAAGCCGGGTTGCATCCCTTGGTGTACAGTATATGTCTTATCCTATCATTGGTAATGGAAAACCGTGAAGATACACTATCATACGCAATTCTCTTTGCCTGCTTCTCATCAACGCCCTCTCTAAGACGATTATTGTAGATAATGTAGTACATATCCCGGATTTCCTGATTCTTGTAATTGTCTGCACTATAAACCATAAGCAAAGAGATTTGGCGTTAACAGTACAAAAGTAAGAAGATTTTTGCAGATAGGGTAAAATAACCATACGCAATTGTCCTGTTTAGTCAAATTAGCAACAAATTTAAAACATTTCGTATGGCACAAGAGACTAAACCGGGTTACAGAGACAGACTTAGGGGCAAATACCCTGACATGGCTGCTGAAACCGACGAAGACTTCGCTATGATGAGCGAGAAGTATCTGGATGATACCGAAGCAGAACTGGGCAGATACCGGGAATCCGAGAAAGCAGTATCTGACCTGATAGAATCAGATCCACAATTCAAAGCCGTAGTTACTGACATGCTGGCTAACGGGGCATCGTTTGTCATTGCAGTTGCGCGCAATATTGACCCTGAAGACCTGCAGAGGGTTGAGGGAGATGCAGACTACCAGCAATGGCAGCAGGCACGCAATGAGCGTCTGGAGCGCGCCGCAAAAGCCGCACAGCAGCAGAAGGAGATTGCGCAGAATGAGATTGAGAGTTCCAAACTCTTTGACGACTTCTGCTCGGAGAAAGGTATTACCGATGCCGAGAAAGACACATTCCTGGAAGTAATCAACGACGCGCTGTTCGGTCTTCTGTACAAAAAGATTGACAAGAAATTTCTGGAGATGTGCTTCAAAGGGTCACAGTTTGACAAGGCCGTGGCTGATGCAATGGCAACAGGAGAGATCAACGGCCGCAATACGGCCATTGAAGCCCACAAGGCAAAGAAAAGCAGCCAGGAAAATGGAGACGGCATCCCAACAGTAGGCAATCGAAATGCGACCATGGAAAAGCCGAAACAGCGTAGAGTAAACCCATTCTTCTCTGGGATACGCGAAAAACAAGAATTCTAACCAATTAATACCAATTACAAGATGAAAAACAGAATGAAACTTATTCTACGTGCATTCGGTGCACTGTATGTGTTCGCGTTGGTACTTGCCTTGACAGGTGTTGTTCCTCAGGACACATTTCTTGCCGACCTGGTTAATCTGCTGGCACCTACGGGCGGCGTCATTACTGCTTTTGCAGCAGGTGTTGTAGGACCCGGAGAGGCTGTTGAGGGGCCGCTCGAAGTCGGGGATGGAGAACAGGAATACATTGAAGAAGATCTCGACACTACCATTGTTAAGATACGACCTTCCGAAGTTCCTCTTGATACCTTGACCAGAAATATAAAGAATACTGATACGGTCAAGTCATTTGAGTGCGGTGGCTGGGAGCAGGGTACCAGAGATGTTCTGGACAGCATAACCGCTGAGGTTACACCTGGCGAGGATGCAGAGATCACTGTTGCGAAAAAAGACATGTGGCTGCCAGGAGACACTATTTATGTTAATGGCGTCTCAGGAAAAGATGGCGGTCCGTTGGGATTGTTCATCACATCCAAAGGCCTTGGCGGTAAACTTAATGTAAAAGCCGTAAACAGTGAGGACGGCAATGTGCCTGCTCTTCCTGCTGAGACTGTCCTGTTGAGAATGGGCACAGGTCATGCTGAGAAAGATGCACAGACCATCCCTTACAACATCACTCCTACTCCACGCAGGAACTACTGCCAGATTCACATGGCGCAGGTTGAGGAGACTGTAATCCATGGCTTGCAGAGGAAAAAGGTTGCAATGGACTTCTCTACTACAAAAGAGCAGACCATCTGGGACATGAAACGCTCAATGGAGTTTACCAACATCTTTGGAATTAAAGGCATTACCAAAAATGAAAAGGGAGAGATTGTTCACCTTTCAGAGGGTACATGGCACCAGATTCCTAATACATTCACATACAGCAAGGCCAAAGATTTCAACAATGCTGCATATGTAGCAATGACACGTGCGATCTTTGACGGCAACAACGGAAGTGAGACAAGGTTCCTGTTTGCCGGTCCTGGATACCTTGAGAGACTTGCATACGTAGATGCATACTCAAAACAGGTGAATGCAAAAACTGTGGATGTAGTACACGGAGTAAAGGTACGCCGTATTGTTACCGACTTTGGTGAACTTCTTATCAGACCAATGTCTGGACTATTCCTAGGCGACATGTCTGACAATGCTATGGTTCTTGACTTGAACTATGTGAAGAAGTACATCTTTGAGCCTCTGCATACCACAGTTCTCAATCTTGATGAGACAGGCCAAAGACGTGTAAATGCAGTACGTCTGCTTGAGAACTACGCTCTCTACCTTGAGAATCTTCCAACCCATCACAAGATTGTTGCGATTGACTAATTCTCTCTGCTACATAAATAACTAGTGATTAACTACGGGCGCGGCTTTATGCCGTGCCCATTTAAAAAGGGATAAAGATGAAAACGATCAAAACATACATAGCCATAGGCAACAGCGCAAAACTGAACCTGGAGATTAAAGTTAAAGGCCAATACCGTCGCATTGAGTTTTCCAATGGCGGACTGGCAATGAACGGCAACGGTAAATACCAGACATCAGACGAGGATATCCAGAAAGCATTGGAGAGTTCCAAGATGTTTGGAGTAATGTTTAAACTCAAAGCAACCAAAAACATTGCAGAACCGGCCAAAACAACACAGCAGCAGAATGTATCGGAGCCTAAGTTATCTGGTGATCAGAACCCGAAAGAGGGTGGCAATGACAATGCAATGACATTTGCATCGTTCAACGAGTTAAGGGATTACCTTATGAGTGAGCATAACTGTAAAGGCTCTGAAGTAAAAACCCTCAATGATGCCTTGAATACCGCTGAGAAACTGGGTATCAAAGCCGTAATTGAGTAATTGATGCAGTAATATGGAAAGGCTGGAACTGGTTAATAGAGTACGCAGGAAAATTGACGAGGTAAGTGCCCAAGACACTCCCTTGCAAACTGTAACCATAGCAGACGAAAATGCCGTGGATACAATAATTGATTCCCTATTGGATGAGAGTGCGAGGGAAATCCTCCTAAAAGCACCTGTCCAACGTCTGACTGTAACCAGTTCCTCCCCTTCCATTGTAAGGAATGACAATGATACAACCACAGGATACATACAGGTACCGGCAGATTTTCTCCGGCTTGTATCTTTCAGGATGGGAGACTGGCACCGCAGCGTAACAGAACCTGCCATAAAAGGTGACGCCCTGTCAATGCGCCAACACAACAAGTATATAAGGGGTGGAGTAGCAAAGCCTGTGGGTGTATTATCCCGTAATGAAAAAGGGATAATACTTGAGTATTATTCCACAAAGCAGGCGGAACATACGCTTGCAGAATTTCTGTATATAAAGGAAGATGTTGCGGAAAATATCGCAGACGGCCAGATGATTGATGCCCTTACATGGATATGCGCAGGAAAAGTGCTCTCTGTGCTGGGAAATTTTCAAATGGCCCAGAATGCTTACGATAATGCACAAAGTCTGATGATCTGATGATTACTGCAAATCAATGGTACAATATAGCACAAACTGCACAAGTAGGAACAAAGAGCGGCATACGTATTGACTTTGGTATCAAATATGCCCTCTTTAAAGTATCTGTGGACTACGGTAATGCTGTTATTGCCGCCGTAGAGAGCAATATTACTGCAGAAGAAACCAGACTGAGTGTAAGAATACGCTATAATAATAGTGCATGGTTTGTAGATGTGCGTTTTTCTGTTTCCCAGGAAACCACACTTTCTGCTGCAACGTACGACAACACCGGATGGGAGGCTGTAAGTCCCAATACATCTGTTGCAGGTAATACTATCTGTATTATCAACGATCTCACATCTCTTATACGTCCGTCGGGAGGAGGAGAATCACTATTTGAATTGATGAATGTAGGCACTGCTGAAGTACCAAGATTTGCAGTTGTGCCAAAGAAGTATAACGGCGTTGAGGTTGGTATCATATCCAACACTTTTATCTCAATGGCCGGATTTGAAGAGCCGGATGATGACACACCTGTTGCATCATCTTCGCTAGGCGATCTGCTGGACGTACAGATAACCGACCCCAAGAGCAAGGATGTCCTTACTTATGATGAAGACCTGAGAAAATGGGTCAATGGTCCTGGAGGTTTGGATGAAACCGCCCTGGGAAACTATCTTACCACAAACAAGTACATAACACAAGATGCACTCACAGGGGCTTTGAATGGTTATGTTACAAACGAAATATACAACACCGCAATCACAGCCTTAAATCTAAGGCTGACCGAACTGGAAACAGCATTCAAGGAGTGGTTTTACTACGATGATGTCAACAAGGCAATACGCACTAAACTCAGCCTTATAGTTGATGGCACCCTCTCGGTGGGCGCAGTATCATTAGATGGTGGCACAGAAGTAGCCAGCGGCAAACTTGCAGATCTGCTGGATGTGCAGATAACAGACCCTGCTAGTGGCCAAATATTATTGTACAATGAAGAAAAAGGCCTATGGGTAAATGGATCCGCAGGATTGAACGAAGAGCAGTTGGAAGCATATCTGAAAGGAAAAGACTATGCAACAAATTCCGCTTTATCGTCACTGCAGACATCCGTTAATACACTCCGTACAGACTTCGACAATCTCAATACTTTGCTCAATGGTAATGTAGGTGGTATAATAGACACTTGGAACGAGGTAGTATCATTCCTGGATGGTTACAGCCAAAGTGATGATTTGGCAACCATTCTAAGTGGTATGAACTCAGATATAGCCAATAGGGTGCTTATTGAGGACTTTGAAAAATTAGAGAGTAGTGTTACCGAGATTGCAGGTTATTTTACTAATGGAAGTGCTAATAATGCACTTAAACTTGGAGGACAGTTACCTTCTTACTATGCAACTGCGGATGCTTTGAATGGTGTAAAAAATGACCTTACATCTATTAGCAATCGTGTAAAGACTTTTGAGGATATTATTGGCATTGATTCCAATGGCGATGTCTATATCAAAGGTACCCGCAATTTCTATACTGAAGGAGGAACTATATCCATGTTTGGTTTGGGCGAGGGAGATAGTGGCGAGGTAGCGAGTGTATCCATTAAGTTTGAGGGTAGTGATGTTTTGTACAATCCTATAAATGGGGTTATTACCTTGCCTGCCTATCCGAGCGGAGGTGGTGTTGCTGATTCTGTTGATTGGGCGAATGTCGCTAACAAACCTACAACACTTGGTGGTTATGGTATTACTGATGCTGTGTATGGTTCTTCTGGAGATGGTTTTGCCTTTCTTTCTTTAGCGAATGGTAATATTGTGCATTATGGAGATGATGGAAATTGGAGGTTAACTAATAAACCATGGAATCTTGAATATGTAATATTACATCATCTTAACTATTCTGATTACGCTCTTCCTTTGAGTGGTGGAGAATTGCAAGGGACTACTGATACTCCCTTATATCTTAATGGTACCGATGGCTCATATATTGGTTTCCGTAATTCCGCTAAAAGTATTTTGGGATACTTTGGTTTTGATAGCGCACAGACACCAAAGGTTCATATAGGATATAATTATCAATATGCTATCATCCACTCTGGCAATATAGGAAGTCAAAGTGTGAATTATGCTAATGGTTCTAACTATACTTATCAATTAGGATATACTTCTGTCGGAAATCTTACACATACAGGCCTTCAATACTGGTTTGATTGGGGAGAAAACTCTATAACAGGATATGGTGGAGCATATAAATATGGATTGCATATTGGTTCTCCAGACTCTAATTATTACTTTCAAGTAGGAATGTCTACAGCATATAATGGACTGTATGGACGATTTAAGAATGGTGGAACTTTGGGTTCGTGGAGAGAAATAGCTTTTACCGATAGTAATGTAGCAAGTGCCACCAAACTCCAAACCGCAAGAACTATTTGGGGGCAGAGTTTTGATGGAAGTAGAGATGTGTGGGGTAGAATTAATATTAGGGATTCTGCTGCATTATATCATCACACTCCAGATGGAAGTGGTCTATTATGTTATATAGGCCATGACTATGTTAATCCATACGCTCATTTATATAATTTTAGGAGTGGCAGTTCTATCAGGGTAAATGATGATGGTAATATATGCATTCCTAATGGTAATGTCCTCATAGGTACTACAACGGATACAATCGGTAAATTACAAGTAGAGGGAGATATTTACGCAACATCCTGGATAAGAACCAGAGGTGGAGCAGGTTGGTATAATCAAGATTATGGGGGTGGTATCTGTATGACAGATACTGAGTGTGTCCGAACATATAATAGTAAAAAATTTAAGGCTTGGGCATATACTCTTGAAAATGTTGACGCAACATATTGTGGTCTACAACCTGCAAGGAATATTACTGAAACGGGCGATTCCAGAGATATATGGCTTTACAATAATCTGGCTTTACGATTTTACGGGTCTTTAATAGAGTTAAGAAATAATACTAATGTTGCTGGTTCTATTGCATTAACCCAAGGAGCAGGTGGTTATGCTACTAACTATATCTCAGCAGGTGGAGGATATTCCCCAAATAGCGGAAAGTATGGTGTAAAAATTTTGGTATGTGACCAAAGTGATGCTCAGACAGGACTTGGACAAGATTGTTTTGGCGAACCGTATGAATTAAGTCTGATAACAACAAGAAATGGGAATTATGGACAGATAGCATTCGGTTATCATTATGTCGATAGTAATACTTACACACGAGTAGGTTATTTTGATGTATTTGGAAACTTTATTGTCACAGGCACTATCGCAATGGGAACCTTGTCAAGTTCTTCGGATGCGAGGTTGAAATATAACATTGAACATCTCACTAAAGATGAAAGTCTTGCAGTATTGAGGCAACTGAGACCGAGCAAATGGAATTGGAAGAGCAATGGTGCATTGTCTTATGGCTTCATTGCACAGGAGGTAGAGAGTGTTGCAAGTTGTATGGTTGATAGAATGAATGATGAGGAGTTGGGACAGAAGTTATATCTGCAATACAATCAACTACACGCATTTGAAGTTGGCGCAATACAGTATATAGACAGTGAGGTGGAGAGACTTAAAAGAAAAGTGAATGAATTAGAAAACGAATTAAAACAATATAGACTATGTCAATAGAGAATGGTGTAATAGTTAATGGTTCTCCAATAGGTGGCGAAGTGTTCACATTCTTTGGTGTAGGCAAAAGAAGTGATGGTTTGTATTATTGGAGTGATGTGTTGCTCAGTAGCACTCTCAATCCTAAGAGCAAGCACAAACCTATGGAGTATCCTTATGATGATATTGAAAATATAGGTGGTATTTTATATAGCAGGACAACAAGGCTCAGTGACAACCAGAAGCGTAGGGTAAACTATGGGCATAATATGGTTGTATATAATAGCGCACCTGCGGCAATGCGAGGCGTTGCGGCTAATACCAATTTTCTCTACAATAGACCTTCGTCATGGGGCCGTATTGCAGACTTATGGCGATATGACCATAATACTACAAACTGGTTTGAGATTAAACTGGGTGCCACAACAGTAAACCAAGGCAGTAGTACTCCTGTAAGCATCCTGTTTGACGACTTGTTTTTATTGGGGACAGTTGTAGAAAAAGGACTATCAATGGACACTGCGAACTTTGGGTTTATTGCATACAACAGTACGCAATCAAGTCAAGGTTTCCCTCAGGTATATTTTATTGCACTTACAGACCTAACTACACCTGGACAACAATTAGTGGATTTGCAGGATTCTCTTGAGTTGAAAGGAATTCCAATAGGTACATGGTATCTATATCCCTGTATAACTAATGTGCGCGTTTCTCAACACACATTTACATACTTGAGAGATGATGGAGAATATGAAGGGAATTGGATACCTCTTCCTTTTGCTAATACTATTACTTTCACTGTAGTAACAAGTGGTGCAGGTGGCGGTGTTACTGATTATATCAACTTTGATGGTGGTTATGCAGAATACACTCAAGTAGATAGTACTACATACAGAGTATCATCTATAACACTTGACTTTAGCAGTACTGCTACAACAGATAAAGTTATCTCTTACAGATTGTCCGACAGGCAAGGCAACATACTTTCCGGCGCCGGTAATCTACTGGTAAGCGGTTACATTACCGTCCCTGCCAATGGGAGTGAATCCGCCATCATTGAATACGGAGAGAAAGAAAGCGAATACGGAGGTATCCTTGTAAGCGTTGCTATGACACCTCTGGAGATAGAAGTGGAATATTGGGAACAAGGTAGCGACAGTGCAGGCTCTGGTTCTATCACAATTGGATAAATATTAACCTTAAAACACAAATATTATTATGATTATTGGAAAACATTCAGCAATTAAAGGATTCGGACTGTTCCTTTATGCTATCATTACAGTACTGGTACTTATCTGTACCTGTAATGTAGGCTCATTCTGGGGAGTAATAGGCGTACTCAACGCCATAGTTAACGTATGGGTAATATTGAGCCTGTTCAAATACTGGAGTAACAATTAAAACATTCACTTATGAACGTAACCATTACCATTGGCGAAGCAATCGCCGGATACAATCAGTTAGCGGCTATCAAGTTGACAAAATTTGACAAGACAGTAAGGCTTGCTGCAGTGAGGAACTTTGCAGCCCTCAAGGCTGTAATTAAGGAATACGAAGCATTCCAGGAAGCACTGAAAGAAAAGATGTTTGAGGAGAAGAAAGATGAACTCTCTGTTGTCAGTGAGTTGAGGAGCAAGATGGGAAGTACAAAAGACAGGGAGGAGTTAATCTCACTCAATAACGAACTTATAAACAACCACAGGGGATTCCTGGATCTTGAAGAGGATTTTGGCAAGGCTCTTAAAGCAAAAAGGGACGAGAGCGTTGAGGTAGCCATATTCCCTGTATCCGTGGACAGTTGGATAGATTCCCTTATTGCCGGCGAGATTGATTTCACTCCGGCAGATATCACAGCACTACAATTTATGTACGAAAAATAATCACTATGAAAGCAACACCATTAAAACAGTACTACGAATATAACAACACATTGTTGTCAAGAACTTGTGTTGAGGTTACAGGCATTGTAATAATCAGAGACAATCAGGTATATGCAACAGATGGAAACATTAGGGTAAAAGTAAGCGAAAATAAATCTTTCACTTTCTCACTTAACCAACCGGGAAAAGATGGTTCCTATAAGCCAGATAACACCACAGAACCCAATTCATGGGATGCACCTTTGAAAAACTCCTCAAATGTTCCCGACGGTATATCCGCAGATGCAGTCATTGACGAATTCAAACAGTTTGTCATTGAAGATATCAGCGCGGCCACACAGGAGGAGTAACCTCCCAACGGGGTAAAAAAGAAAGCCCCGACAAAAGTATTTACGCCAATAAATAACTTTTTAAGTAACAATTAAGCCACTATTCCAGCAGTCGGGGCTAATAAGAGCCTTTCGCTGGAATAGTGGCTATGTTTATAATATGTAGTTACTTATTGGCAAGGGCAAATATAGGAAATTAAAATGAATCAACCTCAGACCATGCTATCAAAATAGGGTACTCTTTAAGAGTTTTTTTAGTATTCTCATCTTGAACCTCGGACAAATGCTTCAAGATCCTATCTCTTGAAATTCTTCCTCTAATTGCAATAACTACGTCAAAATTGAAAGAAATCCCCCCAAATCCTGCAATATACGAGGGCTGAGTTGAAAGAGTTAGTTGATAATATCTATACCTGAATCTCTTAAACATGTCATTATTTTTATTAATGATAGCAAAGATAATACAGTTATGCACAAAACCAAACTCTTTGCCCACATTCTTGACCTGGTATCCCAGGCGACAGACATCCGTCCGGATGTTATCCTTTCCTGCAGCAAGTGCGAGGATGCCGTTGACGCACGGTATATTCTGGTATATCTGCTCAGCCAGCAGGGATTGTATTCTTCCCATATATCACAACTGATGGGCTGTAGCCACCGCAATATAAACAAGATGCTCTCCCAGTTCCATAGCCGCGCCAAGGGGCGCAGACTGCTGAGAATAAATTTGGAAGCAGTGAAGAACGCAATGGGAACCACCATGGAATAGCGCCGGAACCAACTCCTTCCCTACCCCATGCGCTCTGGATAGTTTTGCAATACGGTTAATATTGACCGTTACGCAAACACTAATGCTATGAGCGAAAAGAATTCTACTTATGTTTTTGATTCCGGGAGCGGAAACAGAAACGATTTTGACCCCAACCTGCTGTTGGGAATGATGTTCGGCGGTGGCGGCTTCGGCGGCTTCGGCGGTGGAAACTGCATCTGGCCTTTGTTCCTTCTTGCACTGTTGTACGGTGGCTGGGGTGGCTTTGGCGGTTTCGGCGGCTTTGGTGGTATGGGCGGTTTCGGTGGCGGATGTAGAAATGCAGCCGGCTTCGGATTCCTTTCCGACCAACTCAACAACACTGCTGGTAGAGACCTCATCATGCAGGCTATCCAGGGAAACAACAGCGCCATTGACAGGTTGTCGGGAATGCTCAACTGCTCTACTGGTGACATCCGCAATGCTCTCAATGCTTTGGGTACCCAGATCTGTAACGTGAGCAGCCAGGTGGGTATGTCGAGCCAGCAGATCATCAATGCTCTTGAGAGAGGTGACTGCAACCTTGCAACACAGATTGCACAGTGCTGCTGTGACATCAAACAGGGTATTTCTGAGAGCAACTATCTCACTGAGCGCGCCATCAACGGCACCAATCAGATCCTTACCAGAGGATTCTCAGATTTGGGCTATGCCCAGAGAGACCAGACATGTACTTTGGAGAAAGCCATTGAGAGCAGCACCAGTAGAGTACTGGAGGGTCAAAGGGCTGCAGAGATGCGTGAACTCAACCGCGACATTGCGGAGCGTGACCGCAAGATTGCAGAGCAGGCAGTTATCATCAACAATGCGCAGCAGACTGCAGCATTCGGACAGATGATCAGCCAGGCAACTACACCTATCTACAAGGCTGTAAGCGACCTCAAGTCAGACGTTGACGGCATCAAATGCAAACTTCCTGAGACATTCCCTGTACAGTACCAGCCATTCGTGGCCGTTCATAACTGTGTAGCCGCACAGTACGGTGTAGGTGGTGGTTTCGGTCTTGGTCAGGGTGGATTCTGGTACTAATCTGAAGAAAGGAGGTCACTATGGCACTGCCTTATCAGATTATCAACAGAAGGGGATCTGCAGCCATTGAGAGCACAGCAGTTACAGTGAACACCGACAATGTGGTGTTCTCCTTCCCCAACCATTCGTTTCTGGGATTATGGTACAGAGGTTCGGTGTACATCAACCTGGCACAGGCCATTCCTGCTGCCACCACAGGTACACTGCCAATCTTGTTTCAGACCAACGGCGTAACCCAGGCTGTTACCAAAGTAGGTTCGGTACCGCTCACAGTAGCGGATATACCGGGTACAGGCTGGTACGAGTTCATCTACGACAAGACCTCAGGTACCTTGCAGATAATGCCGGGAGTAAACTAATAATCACGGGTGGGGCAACCCACCCCATTAAACTCAGTTAATCATGTTTTCAGCATTAAGACAACACAGTACGATATACATCCTGTTCAAGGGTGAGAAACCGCGCCTGGTTACAGGTAAGGTGGAGAGCGTAAGCGAACCGCAACAGAAGATAGGTACTACCATGGGAGCCTTCGGGCAGAACTATCAGAGTTTTGTAAACATTGTAGCCACAGATCCGGACGGAAACAGATACGAATTCCCCGGCATGAGGGCAGACCTCTCCATTGAGAACAAGGCTTGTAATGGCCAGATGGCAGTCATCAGCGAGAGCCGGGACGCAATGATATCCGAGGTGGAAGGCATGCTCTCTTCCAGCAAGAATATTATTGACAGCCTGGCATACCATGAGAGCATAGTAGCCAAGTGTCAGCA